GCTGGTTGGCAACATCAATGGGGTCTTCCGGCATGCGGCCAGTGTGCGGCGCTGAAGGGCTGTCATATGCCCCACCTTGTTCGTAAGCTTTCTGCTACTCGAATGGGAGCAGATTCTTCGCGGCAAGAACTGCACATGACGCAGGCTCCGCGCGGAGCTAAAGCTGCAAAACAAGAAGCGTGAATCAGCCCGCACGCCCGCCTGTGTCCGTGTAGCCGCTGAACATGGCGACAGCATCCTGCACAGCGCCAGGGTCCGTCTGACTGAGCGTGTGCGCAGTCTGCGCGCCTTGGGCGGCTTGCGCCTGCGCGTTGGCGGCGGCCTGCGCCTGCGCGCGCTCCTGACGGATGAGAGCAACCTTGTCGCCTGCCAGGATGAGGCGCGGATCCACGCCGAGCGCGTCGGCGTAACTGTCAGCCCAGTGGTCAGCGTCCAGCTTGTCCAGCACGTCCGGCTTGAGCTGCGCCACCTGCCCCAACGTCAGCATGAAGCGGTCCACACTGTTGGTGCCCACCGCCTGCTGGGCCTGCGCCAGCATAGAGACGTACTCCACATTGAGCGGCACACCTTGCATCTCTGGCGGCAGAGGCGGCAGCGCCCCCATCTGCAGCATGCCCTCGAACGCTTGCCCGACCAAGGGGTCCAGCATCTCGTTTTGCAACCGCTCCAGCACCGGACCGAGCATGAGCAGCTTCTCTTCATGCCGCTCAGCCACCTCGGTCGCCGTCATGCGAGCAACAGGCTGCGTGGCGAGCATGAGGAACAAGTCCGCGTAGAAAGCGCTGTTGATGCGTTGGCGCACATCCTGAATGTCGGCCAGCAGGTGGCTCAGGTCCAGGCGCACATCAAACTGCGTGCGGATGGCCGCTTGCGCGCCAGCCGAATCCACATAAGCCACGCCGCCGGGCAGCGAGTCCACATCCTGATTCTTCAGCGCGGACGGCATTTGCAGCGGCGGCTTGGTCATGTAGTCGATACCCTCGCTCTTGCGCAGCTGGGCGTGCTGAAGCTGCTTGACGTCGCCCAGGGCCTCCATCGCGGGTGACTGGCCGTAGATGTCGCCGCCTACGATTTCCCAACGCGGGCACAGCGCCGGGAAATTTTCAAAGCCCGAGTCACGCAGCACGCGGCCCGAATCCTCTCCCGGCTCGAAGTAGACCGACCGCCAAGGCATGTTCTGGTTGCCCGCCCTGCGGGGATCGCGGTCGCTGCGCGGCTCAATCGCGTGCACGACAGTCACCGGTTTGTCCAGTGCGCCGGTTTCGTGCAGGCGGCGCGCGGCAGAGCTGACGTTGTCAATGCCGAATTCACCCACCAGCTCGCCCACCGTCTGCTGGAACTCACGGAACAGCGTGACCACGTTGCCGCGCCAGTCCGTCGCAATGGCGTAGCCGCCCGCCGTCAGCGGCACATGATGCAGCACCGTGCCGGGGTCGGGGGCGATCAGGCTGGCGGCAGTGCCAAAAGCGCCCAGCTCGGTGTAAATGGCGTGCAAGGCCAAGTAGGTGTTGCTACGCGCGAATACGTCTCGCATGCGCGCGGTCACGTCTGACAACCAGGCTTTGACGGCCGCAGACTTGGCCAGGTCCGCGTCTGCCGTAGTCAGGCGGAACCAAGGGCGCGCGGGGCTGGTCATGCCGCCCATCATGCCCGCTGCCAGCGTGCGCAACGCCCGTGTGCCCGTGCTGTCGTAGATCGCGCGGGGGCGGCGGCCGCCCTTGTTGCGGTCCGAGACCAGAAAACGCCCCGAGCGCGGCAGCAGATACTCCGAGATCTCGCGCCAGTGCGCGTCCCAGCTGCTGCGCTCTTGCTTGAGCGCGTCCCAGCGCTTTGCGTAGAGCTGGCGCACTGTGGCCGTATCAGGCTGCGCCACGCTCTCAGCCTCCGAGCAACGAGGCGCGGCCCAGCAGCAGCTTGTCTTTGTCTACGCCGCGCGCGCCCGTGAGCATGGTGCTGCCTTGCCCGCCCTTGCCTTCTTGCTGGTTGCGGTTGCGCAGCGTGCCGATATCGGGCGCTTTCTGGTTGGCCTTGTTCCACTGTTCGCCCTGCTGCTTCATTTGCTCGCGCGCCTGCTCCAGCTGCCGGTTCATCGCCTCCAGCATTTGCTGGTTGCGTTGCTCCGCCTGCTCCATCATGGCCGTGAAGCGCGCGGACTGCTCGCCCATGGCGGTCTGCAAATTCTCATTGGCCTGACGCTGGTTGTTCACTTGCGCCTCGTAGGCCTGCCGCTGCATCTCCATGGCCTGCTGCTGCGACTCGTACTGCCGCTGCTGCGCGTCCCTTTGCTGCTGCAGCGCCTCGGCATGGCGGCGTTCGGCGGCGTCCATCGCCGCCTGATTTTGCTGCATGGCCTCTTGGTGTCGGCGGCGCGCGCCAGAACCCATACCCATCGCTCAAATCTCCTTCATCACAACCGTATCCGCAGGCTGATAACCCCGGCGCAGCATGGCCCGCGCCAGCGGCGTG